AACGTGACCTGGGATTTCTCAAAGAGCAGATTTCTGAAGTGCTTGCAAAAAGCGAGCCCGAAGTCGTCGAACTAGTTGTGGATAAGCCCAAAGTCTATGTGCCTACTATTCAGGATCGTTTAGCAGAACGTACCAGCGAAATCATCGGCGAGCTTGAGGGTATATTTGATGATGTCAGCACAGGCACCAAAAATCCTACTAAGTTGTATGACTTTTTAGTTGCGAATAATGTAGTACAAGGTCAACTCAGCAAGTATGAAGCACTGTATACCAAACGCAAAGAAGAACTAGTAGCCGCACAAGGCAAAGAAGATGCACAACTTAAAGAAGGTTACAGTAACTTTAAGGCCTCGGACTTCAAACGTATGATTGCTTGGATCGATGATCTTCTAGCGGCAGTTGAGCAATATCGCGGTGTTAAACGTGCTACAAAGAAAGCCCGTATTAAAAAAGCCCCTAGCAAGGAAAAGTTGATTTCCAAACTTAAATATGCCAAGGAAAACAAAGAGCTTAAAATTGTCAGTATTAATCCAGCTGATATTTTAGGCGCACAAGAACTTTGGATGTATAATTCCAAGACCCGGAAATTGGGCAAGTATGTTGCGGCTTCGTTCAAAACACTGTCAGTCAAGGGTACTTCAATTGAGAATTTTGATACAGATAAGAGTGTGTGCAAAACACTACGTAAGCCCGATGAGAAACTCAAAGAATTTGCTCGGGCAGGCAAAGTACAACTTCGTAAGTTTCTTGAAGATATTAGAGCCACAGAAACCAAGCTCAACGGCAGGATTAACGAAGATATACTGCTATTGAAAGTTGTCTAATATCTGTGTCCTATTGGCTAAATATGGTTAATAGGACACATTTATGACCACTGGAAATGTAGTAATTACACCCGATTTACAAAACGATCTAAGCATACGAACTAAAAACTTAGGCGGTCCCGGCACTATCAGCACAGACAGTGCTATGGCTGCTAATGAACAATTAGAAACACTTAATCAATTACGCAACGACATGGTTGATTATATCCGACTAAGGTTGGGTGATCAAATTGTTGACGTAGAGCTAGACAAAGAACATTACGAAATGGCAATGAAACAAGCATTGATTAAATATCGCCAACGTGCGCCCAATGCGTCAGAAGAAAGCTATGCATTTTTAGACTTACTGCCTGAAACACAAGAATACATACTGCCCAATTACATTACAGAAGTGCGTCAAATTTTCCGTCGGGGTATTGGCTCTACTTCAGGAACTACGGCTAGTCAATTTGAACCATTCAGTTCAGGGTATTTAAACACTTATATGTTGGTCGCAGGACGAGTTGGTGGTCTCACAAACTATGAACTATTTGCACAGTATCAAGAACTATCAATGAAAATGTTTGGTGGCTTTATGAATTTTACATGGAATCGAGTTACTAAAAAACTTACTATTGTTCGTAAGATTCCACAGTATGGTCATAGTTATTTTTCTAAACAAAGCCTTACATCATCGGGCACCGCAGTGGGTAGCACCATTACAATCGTAACAGCAACTCCGCAAGTGCTGTCAGTGGGAGATAGTCTTTATATTCAGAACTGCGGGGTATCAGGATATAGCGGACAGTATGTAGTTGACACTGTGGATGCGCTGGGTACTACGATTACAGTTACAGCAACGCAAACATTAGGGGCAACAACAGTAACAGGATACCAACTAAGCCAGACTCAAATTTGGAGCCCACAAGTTGATGGTCAAGGCAATACCGAAAGTATTTTGCTTTGGATTTATAATTACAAACCGGATGCTATGTTATTAAGTGATCCGATGGTATTTCCTTGGTTGCAAGACTATGCACTGGCATTCTGTAAAACTATTCTCGGGCAAGCTCGTGGTAAGTTTACCCAAATTGCTGGACCACAAGGCGGCACACAGTTAAATGGTGCGGCACTGATGGCAGAAGGACAAGCCGAAATGGAAAAGCTCGAAGAAGATTTGAAGAACTACGTAGACGGAAGTACTCCGCTATATTGGGTAACAGGATAATTGACTTTGTCTGTGTTTTATGTAAAAATGCTCCTAACGGGGCATTTTTTATGATTATTGGAATTTCGGGATTCATTGGCAGCGGCAAAGACACAGCCGCAAACTACTTGGTAGGCTTTCACGGATTTAGACGTGACAGCTTTGCGGGCGCACTCAAAGATGCAGTGGCCGCAGTGTTTGGTTGGGACAGAGAATTACTTGAGGGACTCACACCCGAAGCACGGTATTGGCGAGAACAAGTGGATCCCTGGTGGGCAGAACGTTTGAATATTCCCAACCTAACTCCACGCTGGGTGTTGCAGTTCTGGGGTACAGAGGTTTGTCGCAAAGGATTTAACGACGATATTTGGATTGCCGCACTTGAGAATCGACTGCGTAGTCGCACAGGTCATACTGTAATTAGCGATGTGCGTTTTCCAAATGAAATTGCCAGTATTAAAAATGCCGGCGGTAAAATTATATGGGTGCAACGTGGTGTTATGCCTCATTGGTACGAGCTTGCCGTTAAAGCCAACCGAGGTGACGCCAAAGCAGAGCAATGGCTGGTGGATAACAAGATTCACGTCAGCGAAACTGCATGGGTTGGAACAGAGTTTGATGTTATTATTGACAACAATAGATCTGTTGAGAATTTATACTCAGCACTTAAAAATCTGGTACAAGGGGACTAGGCTTCCAGGGTAACTTACTTGTTGCTACTTCTACTCTACAGTTAAGACAAACAGTTTTTAAATTAAACTGACTAACATTCTTTAAGTTACCATCAACATGATAAACGGTCATTTGTTTATCTACATATTTTGCATGCCACCCACATTTATCACAAATATGTAATTTCCTATACCCTGCTTTATACCACGCAGGCACAGCCTTATGTTTCTTTCCTGCCCTAGAACAGATGTCACAGATCTTACGGTAGTAAACTTTTTCACCTAAATAACGATTGATCGCTACAGGTCTGCTATTGCAAGTGGGACATAACGGTCGGTTAATCATATTGTATTTACTCAAACCTTAATTAAGGGCAGTCAAAGTGCCCATTATTTGTTTCTTCCGATAAATATCTTTAACAGTTTAAGAGGAAAACGAAACATGGCAACACTAGTTTCTCCAGGTGTATCAGTTACAGTAACAGACGAAAGTAATTATTCACCTAATGCATTAGGCTCTATTGCATACATTTTATTAGCAACTGCTCAAGACAAACTTGCTCCGGGCGGAACATCAATCGCAGACGGAACAACGGCAGAAAATGCAGATAAAGTTTATACTATTACTAGCCAAAGAGATTTAATTACAACATTTGGCACTCCTATATTCAAAACTACAGCCAGTGGAGCTGCAATAAATGCTGACGAACAAAACGAATATGGTTTATTGGCTGCATATAGTTTATTGGGTGTAAGTAACACAGTTTATGTTCAACGTGCAAACGTTGATTTAGGCGAACTAACAGGTTCAACCAGTCGCCCATTGGCCAATCCAGGCAATGGATCTTACTGGCTAGACACCACCAACACAAATTGGGGTGTTTACGAATGGAATGCATCAACACAGGAGTTTTCAATGAAAACTCCTATAAACATAACTAGCACAGACTTTTTGTCAGGTAATACCGCCCAAAGTGCTCCGCTAACTACAGTGGGCGCAATTGGTGATTACGCAGTTAATTTAGTATCTAATACTAGTCCAATTTTTTATAAAATTTGGAATAACAGCTGGCAAATTATTGGTTCTAACGGCTGGCAAAGTGGCGTCCCTACTATCACTAGTACTGTAGCAAATGCAATTATAGCAGCCAATGCTAACATTACTATCAACAACACCAATGTAACAGTCTTTACAAATGATACATTGTCTAACGTAGCTACTGCTATTAATAACAAAGCCATTGCTGGTATTAGTGCTCGTGTTGCTAATACCTTACTAATTATCAGTGCCAATGCGGCAGCAGCCAATGGACTAGCAAACATTTCTAACGGAAACAACACCCCATTGTCAACTTTAGGAATAACAGCAGGATCTTACTATGCACCATCAATGCAGATCAGTCCTTACTACACTGTACCAACATGGCAGTCAACTAACTTGGCAGCACAGTCTGGTAGACCAACAGGCAGTATTTGGCAAAAAGCCAGCAGCTTAGGCAGCGGCCTAGCACCAATTATTAAGCAATACAATTCTAGTACAGACTCTTGGGTCACACAGACTGTATTAGACTACAGCAATATTTTTAACGCAACCTACGGATTTGATCCAACAGGCGGCGGTTTGAACATTACTCAAGACGCTTTATTTGCTCAGTACGATGCTTATGAAAATACAACCGGTTCTACACATTTCTGGTATCGTAAAAATACTGGATCAACAGTAGTTGTAGGTAGTACAACCACTCCGGTATCAGCTAATGTAGGAGCCACTTTTACATTGGAAACAAGAGCTAATGCTAGCTCTGCTACTACAACAACTTATACAGTAACAGTTAGCACTGCTACTGTTGCTGGTTTCATATCTGCTGTTTCTTCGGCAGCTATACCAAATGTAACAGCAGATCAAGACAGTTCTGGCAGAATTTTACTAACACACAGTCTAGGCGGTGACATGGCGCTAATTGATGGCGCAGGAACACCATTGGCCAATGTTGGTATTAACACATCAGCAACTAACATTTATGCTAACCCTAACCCAAGCAATACCACTGAATTGTATGGAACTAATTGGGAACCATTACGTTTAGAAGGTTACACAAGAAGCAGCACCCGCCCATATGTAGCCCCTCCGAATGATACAACATGGTACTATAATACTCCAAGTCGTTTGGACATTATGGTCAGTAATGGTAGTGCATGGCGCGGATATCAAACATTGTCTAATGACATTAGAGGTTATGATCTAACTCAAACAAATTCTACAGGTCCAATATTAAGTACAACTGCACCAACCCAACAAGATGATGGTACAGCTCTTGTACAAGGCGATCTGTGGTTGGACACAGGTGATTTAGAGAATTATCCTAAGTTATATAGATATCAAACAGTTAACAGTGTTACACAATGGGTACTAATCAACAACACTGATACTACAAGTCAGAATGGTATTATATTTGCAGATGCAAGATGGGACACTGGCGGCAATGTAAATCCAGTTACTGGTTCAATCCCTTCGATTTATACTCTTGCAAACAGCAACTATGTTGATTTAGACGCTCCTGATCCAACATTATATCCTCGTGGTATGTTGTTGTTTAACACAAGGGCCAGCGGGTACAATGTAAAACGATATAAGAGTGCATATTTTACTTCAACTGCATATCCTAACAATGCAACTCAAGCCAATTTAACTTATCAAAGTACTTGGCTAACTGTTAGCGGATACGATGTCACTGGTGTACCAAACTTTGGGCGTAAAGCACAAAGAGGTGTAGTAGTACAAGCATTAAAGTCAGCAATTGACAGTAGTACTGCATTAAGAGAAGATGCTAATCAGTTTAACTTAATTGCATGCCCTGGATATCCTGAGTTGATTCCTAACATGGTTATGTTAAACGAAGATAGAAATAACACCGCATTTATTGTTGGGGATAGTCCAATGAGATTACAGGCCACTGGAACAGCAATTCAAGCATGGGCGAACGATTCCAGCGGAGCAGGTTCAACAGGCGAATACGGCCTAGCCACAGTAAATCCATATGTTGGTGTTTACTATCCAAGTGGACAGACCAATGATTTATCCGGAGCTAGTGTAGCTGTACCCTCAAGTCACGCGGCGCTGCGTTCAATAATCAAGAGTGATAACATAGGTTATCCTTGGTTAGCACCTGCAGGTACACGTAGAGGATTGATTGACAACCTAAGTGCAATTGGTTATGTAGATCCTGATTCTGGATCTTTTATCAGCATTGGTGTTACACAAGGTCTACGCGATACATTGTACACCAACAAGATTAATCCATTGACTCAATTACCAGGAACTGGATTGGTTATATATGGTCAAAAGACTTTGGCATCATATCCAAGTTCGTTGGATAGAATTAACGTAGCAAGACTAGTTAACTATATTAGAACACAACTTAATATTCTGGCTAGACCGTTTATATTTGAACCAAACGATCCAATTACTCGTAAAAATATTTCAACAGTTGTTTCTAGTTTATTCAACGATCTGATTGCAAAACGTGGCATTACTGATTACTTGGTAGTTTGTGATACAACAAATAACACACCGGAAAGAATTGCTAGAAATGAATTGTGGGTAGAAGCAGCTATACAACCTACCAAGGATGTTGAATTTATCTACATACCAATTAGGTTGAAAAACCCTGGAGAAATCCAAGCTGGTAATTTAGCATCAGCCACCACAGTAGGAACAGGAGCATAATAACATGGCAGTTTCATCATTAACAAGATTTACCGTACCACTGGGCGGTAATCAAAGCGCAACTACACAAGGCTTGCTAATGCCTAAACTCAAATTTCGCTTTAGAGCGTCATTTGAGAATTTTGGTGTAAGTAATCCTAAAACAGAACTTACCAAGCAAATTATGTCATTTGCTCGTCCACAGGTTACGTTCGACCCAGTTGAAATTCCTGTTTACAACAGTAAAGTATACTTGGCAGGTCGACCAACTTGGACAGCAGTTAGTACAACTCTAAGAGATGACGCAGGCGGCAACGTCAGTAGATTAATCGGCGAACAACTACAGAAACAGTTTGATTTTATGGAACAAGCCAGTGCAAGTGCTGGTATTGACTACAAGTTTGTTGCAAGAGTTGAAATGCTAGATGGCGCTAATGGTACTATTGAGCCGACGGTATTAGAAACTTGGGAGTTATATGGTTGTTTCTTAACCGACGTCAATTACAACGATGTTGATTACTCAAGCAACGATCCTGTTACAATTACCATGAGCATTCGCTATGACAATGCTTTACAAACTACTAATCCTGGTGGTGTTGGGAATCCTGTTTCTCGCGGCACAGGAACTACAATTACAGGTTAATACATTTAATCTTACGATTAGCCCGCTGTATGCGGGCTTTTTTATTGCATAAATATTATTATGCCTACCTTATATAATGCAGATCTGAAACCTCTTGGAAAAGATGAAGCCACGCATCCTTATGAACATGCCGCAAAATTATTCCTAGCGGACAATTTTAGACTTGCTCCAAAACAAAGTTTCTTATACTATGTCTGTATCAATATTGATCAGACTGCCTATCAAGCATATCAAACAAGCGGATTTGGCGGCGCCGTCAATTCCATATTAGGGGACGGTGGAGTAAGCAGCCAAACTCTAATAGAACAATATGAATCTGGGTTAATGGCTAAGAAAGTAGAGTTACCAAAGTATACTTTGGATACAAAAACTTTAAATTCTTACAACAGAAAAAATATTATACAAACTCATATTAACTATGAACCAATTAATATTACATTCCATGATGATGCTGCTGATGTAGTTACACAATTTTGGAATGATTATTATACATATTATTACAGAGACAGCGATTACAACGAACAACTGTATCAGGTTAAACACAAATATGACCCTCGTCTAAGAGAAGGATGGGGATTCTCCCCAAGGAATAGTTCTCAACAACCATTTCTAAGAAACATACAAATCTTCAGTTTACACAATAAACGATTTACAGAATATCTAATTATTAATCCGTACATCACAGCTTGGAGACACGGAGAACACGACAGTTCACTGGGCAGCGGCACCATGGAAAATAGTATGACTGTGGCTTATGAAACAGTCAAGTATAGAACTGGATTTGTAAATGCTGTGGATGTTAACGGTTTTGGTATTTTACATTACGATAATTTTCCAAGCCCTATTTCTACTAGCGTTACAAATATATACACAGATGATGGTTTAATAGGTGCTTTTGCCGGCGCTTCTAAAGATCTTGCAAGACCAGATGGAACAGGCAGCGGATCTGGTGTGTTTGGTAGTGTGTTAAATGCTTATAGATTTTATAATAATTTAAAAAATGTTAATCTAAAATCGGTGGCAGGCACAGTAATCGGACAAATCGGTGGCTCGATAATTAATAATGCAGTAAACGGAGCATTCAACAGTTATACATTCCCCACAGTAAATGGGGCTAACGGGCAAAATTTGTCTGGACCTAGCAGTATACAAGCTGGTACTTCTTATGCAAATCCGGGATATTATGGCGGTGCATCTGTATCGGGTCTTTCTGTCGGCTATATAGCAGGGGCCGCAGTTAATTCGGCCGCTAATACCACTGGTAATTATATTAATGGGGTGTTTAGTAAACAACAAACTAATCCAGCAAACTACGGAACCACTTCAGTTATACAAGTGGTGGGCACTGACGGTACAATTAAAATAAACCCACAGACAAATCAACCCATTGCAGGCGGAATTACTGCTGGTCTATATAACGAAAATGGGGAGTTGGTTGGTACTATACAAACTCCGGGCACTACCAACGGAACATATAATCCTCAGAATATACAAGAAAATTTAAAAACAGCAAGTACATACACAGATTCTAATGGGCAAACAATGAATGTATATGCTTATGTTGATGGAACTACTGTGATTAGGGACAGTGCTGGTACCACGCAGCAAATTTATCCCGGACAAAATTATCTATCAAATCCTAATAATACAAATGGAGTGAATGTTAATCCAGCAAACGCAAGAGACATTGCAGCCGCAGGCGGCCGAGTTCCTGTTGCACAGTATTATACAGATCCAAAAACAGGATTAACTTATACCGTAGGAAATACATTCAGTGCTCAATTAACAAACACTTTAACAACTGTTGGGGGAGCGGCCGCTGGCTTGTACGTGGGTTCATCGTTGGATCAGTATTTGCTCAATAATACGGCTTTGGGTAAATCTAAGATAGGACAAACTATAGCCGCTGGCATATCAACAGCCGCTGGTGCCGCTGCTGGACGACTAGTTAATAATACATTCCAACCTATCGTCAATAACATTACTGGACAAATTGGTCAAGTATGGGACAGTGCTACTGCTAGTATAAAAAACGTAGTTGGTAGTTGGACTAACTCTGGCGGATACGATGCCAATAATCCCACACAAAATATTGTCAGTCAAGCATTTAAAGAAGACGGGTCTTTGCTTTCAGTTTATAAAAACGGAGAAACAGTGCTCCAAGGAACTGACGGTCAGATTATTAATAAAACGCCAGGAACTAGTGGTGGATTCTTTGACCAGTTTAAAAGTTCTCCCACTGGTTCTAGTACAGATGGTCGCAGTGTTTTACCTGGTGCTGGTCAGGTATGGACAGACAGAGACGGTAATCCAATTAAAAATGGATATGGAGAAGTATGGGGAGCTCCTAGTTCATCGGGATCTGTAAGTACTCCGCCATTTAACGATCAACCTATTCAAGACCCATTCACTGATAATCCAGTGATTACAGCAGACAGTAATACTTACGGCCCGGATGAATATCAATTTGGAGGAGATAATTTTGCCTGATATAATTTATGATCCACAACAACCTAGTAATTTAAATTCTACTGGTACAAATAAAACCACTAGATATTTTAATAATTATTTTACTCCAAAATACACAGTTAGTGCTAATACCAATGACGCTATACTAAGTTATTTTCAGCAACAAACAGGTAACTTAGAAAGCGCAAAGTTATTAGCGCAAGCAGTAATTGACACAGCACAAGCACAGAAAGAAAATCCCTTAAATGTATTAGCAGCATTTCAAAAATTACCTTCTGGAGAACTTAGTGCTATACTAGCTCTCTACTTAAATACATCCAGAGTTAATACCAGCTTGTTGGGAATTAAAAATACACCTAAAGCTAATCCATTTATTACACGTACTCTCATAGTATAATGGCCAAGTACAGTCAAGGCAAGTTTCAAGTTAAGAATCCTGAAAAATACATAGGTAAAGGCACACCCACCTATCGTAGTAGTTGGGAATTTGCTTTTATGAATTTTTGTGACAACAACCCAGCAGTGGTGCAATGGGCCAGCGAAGCAATACATATAAACTATAAAAATCCTTTTACAAATAAGAATACTATCTACGTTCCAGACTTTCTTATCATTTACATAGACAAAGACGGCAAGCGGCACGGTGAAGTAGTAGAAGTTAAGCCCACAAAAGAAACAAGTTTAACAGAAGCAAAGAGCATGCGGGACAAAGCCGCAGTGGCTCTTAATATGTACAAGTGGGAAGCAGCCCGCAAGTTCTGTGCGGCGCAAGGACTAAAATTTAGGATAGTCACAGAGTCTGATATTTTTGCTGGCACTAAGTCCAAATAAATATTGGTATGACCAAAAAACTCGAAGAACTTTTTAACCTTCCCGAAAAACTGCCCGAGGATGTAACTATGGAACAAGCAGTTGCAGCCACAGAAGAACACAAAACTGTATTCAAAGACATAGACACAGCAATAGATAAAATTGACGAAGCATTACCGCGTGTTAAAGACTTGGACACCAGTGACCAAGAACTAGACGAACTAGCAGACTTAGCCAAAGGTAAGTTTCAAGATCTAATGGACCTGGGCATGAATATGGAAGCACGTTTTAGTGGACAAGTTTTTCAAACAGCGGGTGTACTACTAGGACATGCTATTACAGCTAAACAAGCTAAACTAGACAAAAAACTACGCATGGTGGATCTACAGTTAAAGAAAATGAGACTGGATCACCAAATGAAACAAGACGGTGCAAAACCCGGAGAGAGTGCTATAGAAGGCGAAGGTGTAGTACTAGATCGTAATGCACTATTGGCTCAGATAATAAGCAAACCCAAGCAATAATTATCAAAACCTGCTAAATATCTAATAATAGGAATTACTATGAAGTCGTTTAACACTTACTTAACAGAGTCTGCTAGGACTTATGATTTTAGAATTAGAATTGCCTGCGAAATGACAGATGACATTGTTAACAAAGTCAAATCTGTACTAGAAGCATACAAAGTCGATTCTATCACCAAACCAAAAAGATTACCAATTCAAGAGAGCCCGCTATTTCCTAACATGGGCCCAGTGGAAGTAAACATCATGGATGTATGTTTATGCTACCCTACTACAGATGCAAAAGTTTTAAACTTAATTGCAGAATGTGGATGTGCTCCTGCAAATTGCATTAAAGTTACTCCAACTAATAGTCCATTTGAGGCTACACTAGCTGGACTAGAGCAAAGCAATTTACAAAAACCTGGAGAAAGTGTTTTAATGAATCCAGACATGGTTACAGAAAAACATGCACCTGACTTAGTAGGTGATGCACGTATTCCTAGTTTAATCAAAGAACTTGAAGACACACGCAAGTATGAATATCCAGAAGCTGCCGGCGGCAAAGAAAAAGACAAAGGTCTGTCAGACCGCGGCACATTAAACAAAGTACCAGTAGGTCAAATTAGTCCTGTTGGCACACACCAAAACAAAGTCATCAGACCGCGTGATATGAAAGCAGGCAATGGAAGATAATATGAATAATAATAACAACAACCTATATAATATACTAAACAACTTTAATAAACTGTCTGAATCAGACACACCAAAGCCTGCCAATCAGTCTAAACCTAAAACATTGTTGGAATCAACAATGGAACAAGTAATGCAAGAAAAGTACATGGGTTTTAAAAAGACTGTCGGCGCATTGAAAAAACAAGGCGGTATCGAAGACCCCGAAGCTCTTGCAGCCAGTATTGGTCGTAAAAAATACGGCAAGAAAGCATTTCAGAAAGCCGCAGCCGCTGGTAAGAAAATGGGCGAAAGCGCACCACATCCTAAAGAACTTGAAATGGACGCTAAAGTTAGATCCATGCAAATTCAAAATCGTGCAGATGCAGTTGAAAAACGCAGAGCAGAAAAAGCCAAAGAACCACAGAACGTATTTCAAAAGGCCAAGAAAGATATCGGCGAACCTCTTGCAAAATTAGCTAAGGGCGACATCAAAGGCGCATTTAGTGAAAATCGTGATGCATATCAGAGAGATTATGATAGTAGCGTAAGTGGCATGGGCACAGACCATGAATTTAGAAATCGTGAACGCAATGCTGGTCTTGAAGATGAAAAGAATAATTATGCAGTATACATAGATGGTCGACAATGGAAAGTATTTGCTGACAGACGTCAAGCAGAAAACATTGCCAGAAGTTTAACAAACAAAGGTAAAAAAGCAGAGGTGTATGTTACTGGTGCAAATGTATCGGAAGAAAGCGATTGGTCAAACCTAGGTGCTGAATATCGTAGTACTAAACCTGGAACTAAAGAGCCAACACACACTGGCGAAAAAGAATATTTCAAAGGTGGTGTCAAACATACTAAAGACTATGACAGAGAAGTCAGTCACACAGCGGCTACAGGCGAGAAGCGTGGCCGCGGCCGTCCTAAGAAGTCACAGTTCGAAGGTCACTATACTATCGATCAACTAATTGCAGAAGCATTCGGCGAAGAAGATCAAGAACAATCATTAAACTACGAACAAGATCAATTACGTAATGCTATCGGTGACGACTTGTTTGCAGAATTGCAACGTTCAGTTAGAAATGGCGATTACGATTTCAGTGATGATTTATTCCAAGCATTGTATGATCACTATTTTGATGACATGCCCTATGGCGCAAAAACTGGTGAAGACATAGATACGTCTGAATGGATTGGCGATAGGATCGGCGAAGTATTTGCAGATGATGTACAAGAACAAGCTGAAACATTTCCAGTTCAAGACCGCCGCAGTGATATTCAAGGCACTGATATAGGTCCAATTTTTCCCAAAGTTGACGTCCGCGGATTTGGTCCAGATCCTGAAGATTTGCCGGCTGGTAATAAACTAGTTAAACCAATACAGCCGCTAGTGCGTGACGTTGACGAAGGCAACTGGCAAGACATCGACGATCGAAGTGCTCCTGTTAAAGGTGCAAATCAAAAGATTAAAACTATAGAACCAGGTAGTGCAATCAGAGTAGACCCTAACTACAAAGATCCAACAACTACCAAAGCGCCAACAAAATCTCCATCGATGATGGACAAAGTTACACAGTCGGCAGGGCGTACCCCACCATATATGCCTGAAAAACCCACAAAGGCAGACAATGGAATGGGGCGCATTGTACAAGGTACATGGCAAGCAGATCCTAAAGGCACAGTTAAAGCACCTAGCGGAGATCCAGAAGGGGTTCAAGAAGCCGATGATCCATTTGCCGATGATCCATTCTTTAATACTAAGTCTAAACCCGAGGCAGAAATACGTACTCAACAAAAAACAGCTTTAGATAAAAATCAGGGCACTAGTCTTAAAACTATGAACCCAATAGACAGAGATCAGTACTTAAACAATACTGGTCGTACTTGGGATGAGAAAACACAGCGCAGTGTTCCTGCACAACAAAAACCACAACAGGAAGAAGATATAATGATGACCAACGAACTATCTGAGATGATGCGCCTAGCAGGTATGACTGAAAGTAAAGGCACCAAGCCTGACTACTTAGACTTTGACAAAGACGGCGATAAAAAAGAGCCAATGAAACAAGCTCTTAAAGATAAAAAAGTTGACGAGTCAGAAGAAAAAACAGATAAAGACTATGACGGCGATGGCAAGATTGAATCTGGTAAAGATGAATATCTCGGCAGCAAAATTGCAGCCGCTAAGAAGGCTGGTAAATTAAAAGAAGGCGAAAAAGTCAAAGAAGAAAGATGCGACGAGTGCGGCATGTATGAAAGCAAATGCAAGTGTGATGAAAGTATGTCAGAAGCATTAAATCAAATGCGTAGAATTGCTGGATTGAAAGAATGTGACATGAGTCCTATCTCTGGCGCAGCTGGCGACATGCAACAGCAACAAGGTAAAATGAATATCAGCACTAACATGGACAGCGATGGTCACAAGAGTGTTACAATTACCGCTGATGGCGACTCTGCA